GTAAACATAGATTCTATTTACATCTCCTGAAGTAATTGCATAAAGTGAATCCTCAGAATTAGATGCAACCATTCTTTTTACATTGTTAGGAATGTATTGAGGAACATGAGCTGTAATGTTTGCAGCATTCTTTGTAATATTATCTTCGTCTACAAAATATTCTCTTACGTTTGTAAAGCCACCTTTCTTATATGCAAAGTAAACATTATTACCTGCTCCAACAGGTTGTACATTTGTATCAACTTCAAACTCTGTAGTTGCAGTTATACTAATTGTTTCTGGTGTTAGATTACCATTAGATTCTAAAATAAATTGTGTCTTATCTGAGAAGAACAATAAGCTCTCATTGTAAGGTATAACCTTTTTAAGAATAGAAACACTAGTGTGACTGACTGTTACATCAATAGGAGAATCATCTAGTAAAGCTGTAACTGTACTTGTAAAGAAGTTAAAGAAATCACCAGCTCTACTAAAGATTACATTTTCATCAGATATGAAACCAAGTCTATTTTTATGAAAGAACACACCATTAATAGTTTGTCCTACAAAACTTGGATTAGGAGCTGAGTCTTCGTCACCGACAGTTCTATCATCATAAGTAGCTTTATCAAAAGTAAATGCACCACTAGATAAAGTTAATGTATGTGGCATTGTTGTATTATCTAACTGATAAGTAATACCTGGCTTTACAGTTTCCTCATAATCACCACCAGTAGAAGTGGCCTTAACATAGTATTCATCAAACTCATTACTTGGGTCACCTATAATCTTATAGATATCACCAATAGTTACACCTGAAGTCGGAAGTTGTGAGAATTGGTTTTTTTCATCAACAATAGTTCCTGACGTAGTAGCAGTTCCCATAGCTACTGTAGTTGTTTTATTTATAATAAAGGTAAAGTCAGCAACAGTTAAAAACTCTAAGTCAGTCGAGGGATTACTACAGACTAAATAACTTGTACCATTAGGTACGTTAACAGTAACAGAGTTACCACTTAGATCATAAGCAACTACAGATGCAGTTACATTATCACTAGTAACAACAACTATATATTGATTACTTGTGTCTCTGTTTACAACATGGATAGCTGCATTACTTAATGATGAAGATGATATTTTTGCTACATGTTCTGTTGGTGGTCTTTTAAGTAAACCATCAACAACTGAACTAACTCCATTAATTTGACTATCACATTGTGTAAGTTGTCTTAATGTGGATGGCTGTTGTGAAACACCATTAATTAAATTTGGTATTGATGTACTGACTAAAGGCATTGGTTACCTCAAGGCTCGTCTTAGTACACCTCTGTTAACAATCTTACGAGTAGTAAGGTTGTCATTAAGTACATTGTAATCTTGTGTTTGAGCTTCTATTTGCTCAAAGTATAGTAAAGCTTCATTCTCATCAGCTTGAGTAAATCCTGATAAAGTTTGTGATCCTAGTATTCTATTTTGAAATCTTCGTGCAGATTTAACTGTTATATATCTTCTTACATGTTGAGGTAAATCTGTAAATTCTAAGAGTAAAACCATAGTAACAAACAGAGTACCACTGAAACTTGTAAAACTTCGTTCCCCTCTATCATATAACCTCGTTCCTCTTTGTACGACATCAGTTGTTACCGACTGGCCAGTAGTATCTACAGAAACACAGTTTACTGGTAAGTCTATCTCTCCATCTGTGTTAGGAGTCAATGGATAGTTTATTTCTGTATTACAATGTAATCCTCTAGATTGTATCTCTACATTTGTTTCATCTAAAATACTTTCAGCAATAGAAACATCAGCAAGAGTTGCATCATCTAAAGATGAAACTGGAGCTTCACCTATTGATGCAAGCATAATGTTTACAGCTTGTATTTTACTAGTCGGTGTTAATGCCATTAAATATTCCTAAGTTAAAAAAAGGAGCACCATTACGATGCTCCTTAATTGAGTAGTGTTATGCTGTTTGAATTTGAACAGCAGCTTCAGACCTGAGAACTCCATGGCCTGCTGCATATTTTGCTACCATTAGTGTACCTTGTCTTCTGATGTCATATTCTGACTCAACTGCAAGATCCATTAATTTAACTGTACCCACAGCAGATGGGTGTGCAATAATGGCCACTGTATTTGCAGCAGCAGCTACCTGTTGTCCATTAGCACCACCAGCATCTACACCAGTTCCAGTAATATTGGTAGTTGGTAGATGAGGTACTTTAATTAAATTAATACCAGCTAACTGAGGAACTTGTCCTGTTGCGATTGAACCTTGACCTGAGAAGTCAACATTCACAGCATTTGTTCCATTAGCTAAAAGATAATATTGTTCTGGTTTTAAGTAACAATATCTGTCTTCTGCTGGTACATAGTTGTCATCCAACGTTTCGGCTGCTGAGAAAATGCTACTAATTAATGACGTTGCATTAGTGTTAGCATCTGCATCAGTAATTACTGTTCCTGATGGATAATTTGTATCACCCACATTAGCTGTAGACGTATTTGCAGCAGCAACCATCATTTGTAAAACGTGCTTATCCATTTGAAAGGCCAAGGCACGTCCCATTTCTTGAGAGTAAATCGACCTCACGTCATAATGATTTTTGGCAGAGTCGATGTCTGCAATGAAGTGATGTGATATTAATAGGTCATTGATTTGAATGATTTTTTCATTGTGGTTCAAATCTGTACCTACGATTTCAGCTCCAGGAGTGTGATAAGAAGCACTTGATCTACCCATTACAGGGAACTGTGCACTTTTTCCTGAAGATATTTGTCGGACAAGATGTTTGTCCATTGTTACAGCAGTTCTTTCAAATGACTCCATAACCTCACCACTAAACACTTTAAGAAATAAAGAATTCTCATTAGCATAAGAGGAATCATTTGCATTAACTGCACCTAGTCTTGAGACTGTTGCATTAGTCATGTTTTATCTCCTTGATAAAATAAGTTAATATAAATGTTTTCTATCTACACCTTACTTCGCAAAAGTATTCTCCTCGGAGAGTTTTGGTTGTGTTGGTTTTGATTAGAGTTTGGAACGAGCCAACTTATCTTGAACTTCTTGTTGATAAGCTGGATCTTTACGATACTCTGGTTTTGCCATGTCAGCAGTGACTTGACTCCAGTTATCGTATCCGACTCCAGTGGATACAGCAGATTTACCACCAACTAGTGATGGGTCTGTGCCCTCTGAACTTGTATATCTGGCTTTTAAACCTTGTACTGCAAGATTTATTTGAGCTACATCAGAACTGTTAACAGCAGTGTTAAAAGCATTTACCTCATCTTTAGATAAACTATCTTTTGCCCAGTTAACCATTTCTGTATATTGTTCTTTACCACCTACACTATTGTAAACTTGGTTTTGAACATTTGTAGCTAAAGCCTTTTGACCCTCAATATATTGGTCAACGACATTTCTTGGTATGCCTTTTTGTTCCATCTCAGCATAGCTTGAGTCAGAAAGACTACCATTAGTATTATATTCATTTGAATACTTGCCAAAATCTAAACCGACAGACTCTAATGCTTCTTCTGCATTTTCACCTTGTATTTCTAAAGTATCATCTTTAGGCTGTTCTTTCGGCTCTTCTTTTGTTTGTTCAGCTTGCTTTTGTGTAAGCTTTGTGTATTCACCCTGAAGTGAGTCATAAGCTTTTGCTAAGTCTTCTGGTGACTTAAACTTTTCTTGTAACCACTCAGGTCGTTCTTGTGTTGTTGCTTCTTCCTTAACTTCTTCTTGAGGTTTTTCGGAAGTAGTTTCTTCTGATTTTATTGTAACTGTTTCAACCATGACTAACTCTTTTGAATTATTGAACCATGTGCATTACGATACTTTTTTCCTGGCACAGCAGTTTGTGCATTCCATAATGGTAGGTCTTCAATTTTTTCTTCTTTAGTCTTAGTTTCTTCTTTTGGATTATCCTTATCACTAAGGGTCTTACTCAGTTTCATTTGTAGTTCCTTGTTGTTGTTGTTGCTGGAGATTTTGAGCTGAAGCTTTAGCATATTCTTTTACAGCTCCAGGTGCAGCTTTCTCCATAGCAGAATTTAACATTTGTTGCTGCATAGCTTGCTGTTGTTGTTGAATTTCAGCAGCTAGTTGTTCGTCAGTTTTAATTAGACCTGACGTATCTATTCCATGACCAGTAGCTAACCTAGTTATCAAGTCACCAAAGTCAACTCTTTGAATTGTTTCTGGATTTGCTTGAGCTAGTTGAATAACATCTGTCATAAAGGTTCTAAGCTTATTAAGATCATTACCTCTACCAAGAGCTTCAATACCAGTTATAATTACTGGAGCTACTTTGTCTTTTGGAATCTTTGGTATCTTACCACTTGCTGACATTCTTTGCATAAGAATATTAACAATAGGTAATTGCATTTCTTGAGATAGAATAGAGTAAACACCACCCAGTGCTGTCTCTAATTCTTGAGCCATATATCTAATTTCTTCAGCAGTAACTCTTTCAGCTTTTCTTTGTATTGCAGAGTTAAGTAAGAAATCAAAGGCTAGTCGTTCTTCAATTCTTGTAATAGCTTGAAGAGACACTTGCATGTCTGCTCTTTTTTCAGTTTGTAAAACTCGTACATCATCAGGTTGACCAGTAATAACTGCACCATTTTCAGCTTCAGCTATATCTCTTTTTCGTGTAGTAGCATTAGGCCTTACTAAAAACACAACTTTAGATGTGGCAGCAGCAGCTTCGACCATTGCTTCAGTCAAACCCTCAAGACTTTTTAAGTCTCCTATAAATTCTTCACAGTAACTTCTACCATAATCTTCATTATCTATTCTAACCATTCGTAATGGTATAAAAGGTAAAAGTTCTTTTTTGTATCGTCCTTGTGACTTAGGAATAATTACATCTTTAACTTCTTGTTGTACATTATAGAAGTCACCATCTTTTCTAACAACAGTAAACACTTCAACGTCTTCATCTTGATTTTTAATATCAGCTTGCTGCCTTATCTCTTCATCAAGTGACATTGGTGAAACCATCTCTTTAACAATGATCTCTAGTATCTCTCCTTGTGGATCTCTTTTTACACCAAAAGAATGTAGAGGAAAAACTCTTAGGCTACCTTTTTTAGGTAAGTGTAATAAAACATTACCAGCTACAATTAAATGTTTTAAGGCTTCATAGATCGGAACTCGTAGAGCAGAGCTTTCAACTTCAGCTTGTATCTCTCTTTCTATATTAGCAAGAGTTTCTTCTATTTTTGTTTTAAGTCCAGGCTGATTGACTAATTCCTTTTTAGTTTCTGAGTCAACAGACAATCTAAAGAAAGGACTGTTGGGAGGAAACAATAAAAGTAATAGTTTACTTGCAAGATTGTTTACACCTCGTGAGCCGACAGATTGATAAGGTTGATATAAATCATTACTATAAGAAAAACCCTCATAAGGTAATAACGATGGTATAGTCAACTCAGCACATTCTCGTGCTCTATCAAGATAAAGTTCTCTTTCTGTTGCTAACTTTTCGTATCTGCCTGATGCACTCATTCTAATTAGGTATGTTTAAACCAGAACCACCATAAGAACCACCTAGTGCTGTGTCAGAACCAGTAGTTTTTAAAGAGCTTCTTCCCTTTTTCTTTTTCTTCTGAGCTTCATTATCTACCAACTCAGGTGTCTCAATGTCCGATGGATCAGTAAGAGGAGGAGGTGGAGGAGGAGGAGGGGGTTTTGGAGCACTAAATACACACATATTATTCTTCCTTATTTTCTTCGTTTTCTTTTAATGTTATTAACCATTGAACAACTGACCTTTGACCAGCTTTAAACCATATCTCTCTATCGGTAAGTTTTATATCTGGACACTCATTTGGAAAAATCTTATCGAGTTCATCTATAAGATCTTCTAATTTGTAAGGTAATTGTTCCATGAAATGTTTCTAAAACCAGTAATACAGCTATCTTACTGGACAAGCTCCTGTTGCACATTCATCATCTTTTAGCTCTTCCAATGAATTTGCTGAGTTAATATCAACTGGTTGTAATTGTTTTACATACTCATCATGCTCTTCTTTAGTTACTACCTCTTGTGGTAAGTAAGGATAACCAAGATCAGAAGCTGACTTTGTAGGATCGTTTCTGTAAAGAAAAGAAACACCTATGTAAATATCCCAGTTTTTAAGTAACCATTCTATTATTGCTGGAACTTCTTTTTTATCATACGAGATTGTTACCGAGCAGTTATGGTCAACATAATTTTCCATCAATAATTTATATCTATCTAGTTGATCAACTGCTGATTCTAAATTTACTTCTTTTCCATCTACTTCTGTAAAATCAACATTGTCATGACAAACAGGAAATGTAACTAAAACACTTGTATCATCATAAGGATTATCCATAACCTTGTAATTACTTTGTTTTAATTTTTCTACAAGAGGATCACTTTTAGAAAAGTTAATATTATTAAATATATATTTACCTAGTGGTTTATGTACTCCCTCAGTAGTATCCATTATCTTAGATAAAGTTCCACTTGGCTTAACAGTAGTTACAGCTTTAGGTCTTGGCATGTTAAGTTCTTCAGACATACTTTCAGCTCCCTTAACTGCCATCTCTCTTAGGCCTTTAAATGATTTAGCAGAGTCACAATGTTCCCAACTTACAATTCCAGTTAGGCCAACTCCACATAATCTTAGGAAATTATTAAGCTCATGCCATGTGTCAGCTAACACTCCATCTTTTAGATTAACACAAGTTTGTCTATAGTTAGCTCTTGCAATTAAATAAATAGCTCTAAGCAAACCCTCCCAATCACCATTGAACTTTCCTAGATCACACTCGACTAAGTTACAAAAATTCTTATTACCTAATAAAATTTCTGCACAGGGGTTTAATCCTTTAAACCATGCTGCTTTTCTTTTTGCTGTTTCAGCATTTATAAAACCAGGTTCTGAACCTCCAGCTTCTTCCATCAATTTAAATATATAATGTAGCTCTGCTTTTGTAGGTTTTTGATGAAACACTAATGAGTTATTAGATTGGCTTCTTTGTGGATTGTCATTAAAATGATCTTTCTTAGCTTTAGCAAAATCTTCCCACTCAGGATTATTATAATCTAATAAGCATATCTCTGCTGATCTTCTACTTGATAATACAGTTCCTACCCAATTAACAATGTCCAGAATATCCAAATGACTAAGAAGATTACCAGACCTCCTATTAAGTATGTCAACGATTTGTAAAAATGCTTTTGACAAAAGTTTATCGCCTTGCGAAATCCAACCATAACCTGAGAGTCTTGAACCCTCTGGTCTAATTTCAGAGAAGTCAATAACCAGTTTTTCACAGTCATACTTACCAGCAAGAAGTTTTCCAAGACCTTTGCACCAACTTTCGGCACTATCCCCAATACTAACTTTCCAAAGTTTTTTATCTTTGTCATAAGATTCAATGTTGTCATCTCTACCTCCTTTCGTTTTCCTTTTTGTTCGGATGACTTCAACATTATGAATAGGCTTTTGGAATCCATTTAAAGTTCCAGTGACTGGTTGGAAACCAACACCACATCCCTGAAGCAATAACCAGAAAGCATCAACCACATCATAAACTGTTTCTACTCTTAGAAAGCTACAATTAAACTGAGAAGCTTCTCTTTTTTTAGAGACCTCAGTTCCACCTAACCATAGTGTTCTACCAGCTACAGATACTTTTCTTTCTAGAAGTAACTCTTTTAATTCAGTAAGCTCTTGTGACTCTTCGTAGGTTAAGTCATGTTTCTTAGCTCTAATCCACAACCATCTTTGATGACTAATAACTCTGCTTACAGTTTGTTCCCATGTTTCAAATTTATCATTATCTAATGGTCGATTATAAGTTCTTCTTGTAATTACTTCTGCTCTAGTAGATACCATCTAGTTGTTCTCCTTTTTTTTAAATAGTTCCCATTTGTTTAATTTGTATTTTTTGAACCAGACTGATGGCTCGTTACATTTAGCTGCTCTAAATTTTCTTAGAGGATATTTTTCTTCGTACACTTCTATAAGTTCAATTACTGCTGACTTGCAGTCTGAAACTAATTGATTAGGATAGTGCTTCATATGAAGCTTGTTATTTAACTCAAACCACAAAGTGACGATGAACCAGTCAAACATCAACCCCTAAGTTTTTCTTAGCATTTTGTCTTAGTAAGAAAGTTTCTTCGTTGTAGCATCCCCACCCCTGAATCATTTTTGGATGAATCAATGTTTTTTCTATGTATTCATTGATGATGTTTTTAATGTGATTTACATCACACTTTTCAACACCACCATATACTCTTTCTTCACCAGTAATTAAAAACAGTATTAATATCCATTTCATGTTACACCTGCTTCTTCTCTTAGCTTCTCTTCATCTGCAATGAGGAAATCAATATAGGCTCTAGCTTTTTTAAGATCCTCAATGTGACCTCTATCTTGATACCTACATATGTATTTAATTACATTGCCCTGACAAAAACTTAATTCGTTGGCGAGTATAAAATTTATTGGTTGGATTTTGTGCTGACTATAATGGTCAGGATTAATTGCTTTATCTTTTTCTTCTCTTAATGCTTTCGCAATATCATAATACATTTGGACTCCATAGTTTTATTTGTTTGTTTTTAAAATCGTAATCACTAGCTCGTAAGATTCGAGCCATGCGAGCTTGTAACAAAGCTTCGTTTTCATCTAAGTTTGCTTTAGCAAAACAATCTAGGATCACTTGCCAAGAACATTCTTTAGTTAAAATTTTATCAGCAGTTACAGCTCCTATACCTGGTACACCTGAATAACCATCAGTTGCATCACCAGTTAGTGTTTGTTTTAGAAAGTTGTAGTCAGCTACCTCTTCACCTATCTCGTGCAGCTCTCCACTTTTCCATAACAATCCTGGAATAGTCATTAGGTCTTTATCCTCAGATACAACAATCTTCCTACCTTTAATTAGAGTAGGATGAGTAGATAAGATTCCTAATACATCATCAGCTTCAAGTTCAGGTCTTACATACGTTTCATAATTATCTGTAATCCATTTAACTAATGCTTTGTAGCAGACAGGTTTTCTTATTTTTTTTCTGTTTACTTTGTAATTAGGATTAATCTTTTTTCTAAAGTTTTCCTTATCAGTAAAAGCAAAAACAACTTTGTCAGCTTCAGTTGCTTCAAGCAAATGATCTACATATTGTGTTATTAAATTAGAAGCTTCCTTTCGGTCACTCCAAAGTGTCCAGATATCTTCACCCCAGTCAACCTCATGCTCACTTGCAGAGGAATATTGATAAGCACAGATATCTCCATCAATTAGTAATGTTGTCATTTAGTGCCTTTGTGGATAGATCTATGTTTAATAAACCTTATCTTCTTTGTATGAGGGTTATAATGTAGGTATCTAACACCGAGCTTTTTTTGTATTGAAGTTCGTGAAGACAACCTGCCATCCTTATAACTTTTAACGTCAACTAGTAACAATTCACCAGAGTTTACATTTAGAGCTATCAAATCGACAGCTCCAGATTGACCACTATTTCTAAACACCTCATATCCTTTTGACCATAACCAAGCTATACAATGATGCTCTGCTATATCTCCTTTACGTTGAGGACTAATGTGTTTGAGACCAATCTTTTCCCACTCGGTATTCGCAATCCAACTCACATCGGAAGCTAAACTTTTTCTCTGAGTTTCGGATTGCTTGCTTTGCGAGTTTTCCAAGCTCATCAGCATGCTCCTTTCTTGTTTCAATTTGTATTTCATCATGAACCCATGCTACTTGTTTGCAGTCTAAGTTATGCTGATGGATTAATTCGTGGACATCTATAATCCACTGTTTACAAATCAATGCTCCTGATGATTGCAGTAAAGTATTAAGAGCTTTGTGAGCTGACCTAATCTTTAGTTGCCTACCATCAAGACCTTTGATGTAACCTTTAGTTGCTTTTTGTTGTACGTCTTCTATTAATCTTTTGAGTGCTGGTGTTCTTTTCATAAAGTCAGAAATAATTTTCTTTCCTGCCTTTACATCTTTACCAAGTATCTCTCCCATCTTAGCTGCACCACAACCATAAACTAATGCATAAATAAAAGTCTTAGCTTGTGCTCGTGTGTCTAAGCCTGCTGCCTTTTGATTGGCAGTATGTATGTCTCCATCTAAAACTTCTTTTATGTAAGTTCCATTATCATAACGAGACATAAAGTGAGCTAAACATCGCAGCTCTAATCCTGATACATCAATACCAACTAGAACATTATCATCTTCTACAGTAAATAATTCTCTACACTCTTTACCATAAGGAACAGTAGTCGCAGGAACTTGTCCTACATTAGGATGACTGTGGGTAGCTCGACCTGTTACTGCACCATTTGTATTTACACTTCCATAAATTCTATTGTTCTTAACAAGTTTTAACCAAGCTTGTCTTCCCTCGGCTAACTGTCCTATTCTTTTTTCTATTGTGTAATACTCAACAAGAACTTTTGATTCAGGGTAAGGTAAACTTTTTAGAACATCTTCATCTACTTTTGGCTTACCATCATTTGTATATTGTTTTGGTTTCCATCCTCTAAGATTTATTAATCTGTTTGCAACATGATCTCTTGAGCTTGGATTAAATTCTATGACCTGAACTTTTTCAGTTGGTATACCTTTTCTATACCCTAGTTTTTTGTTATTTACTTTTGGTATAAAAGGTGTTCTTACCTCCCAGTCAGGAAAAGAATCTTTAAGTTCTTGTTTAAGACTTTCTCTTTTTGCAGCAAGCTCACTATATAATCGTTGAGCTTTAGTTGTGTTGAATTTAAAACCATTACACTCTTGCTGATAAATTATTTCAGCTAGTCTATGTTCAAGTTCTATTGACTCTTCGCTATAATTTTTTTCACAAATCTTTTTCCAAAGGGAGTCAGTGACATGAACATCTTGGATACAATATGACAACATCTCATCATTAAATTGTTCCCAAGATCCTGTGTAGTCTCCCTTAGTGTTTCCTAATCTAACACCCCAAGCTTGTAATGAGTGTCTACCAATTAGCTTTGTCGGAAAATCTTTTGTCTGGAAATCTCGTTCTTTGATATCTGACCAGATCAAACGAGTTAAGACTAGAGTGTCTCGGAGCTTACCTTTATAATTAAAGTCATATACTTTTTTTAATGCAGGTAAATCAAACTTAATTATATTATGGCCTATAATACAATTAGCTTGCTCTAATCTTTTAAGACCATCTTGAATATTATTAGTATAAGTTTCAACCTTATCTGTAGATGTATCTTTTAAAACAAGACAATGAACTTTGTCCAAGTCATCAAGCAGTCCATTTGTTTCAATATCAAATATAATCATTCGCTTTTAGGTAAATAAACCATTACAAAAGAACCACACTCAGGACAACTTAAGTTAGTCTCCATACAAAACTCAGGGTCTTCATGATCAATGTCATGGTCACCACCCCAAATTAATTCAGTGTTACAATGCCAACATTTCATTAGTGTACACTCCTTATTTCTATAATTATTTTTTCAGCTTCTTCGTATTCCTCTGCAAGCTCATCTAATAAATCTTGCATGTGTATTTGACTTACAACATCAGGTGCATAGAGAACTAATGGCTCTCCATTCTTTTGTATTTTCTTGATAGCTCGTTCAAGAGTTTTGCCTAAGTTGTAAAGGTTGTCATCAGTAGTCATCATTGGCATCCTCTAACAGTCTTCCAGTTTCAGGGTTGTATATCAGTTGACCACATGTTCCAGTCTCTCCAGTAAAACGATTCTTAAGAACTCTTACTGTTGTTCTATTAGGATCATCAGCTTGTTGATTTCGTTCTAAACTTAAAACCATATCTGATAGTTGAGCAATACTATGACTACCTCTAAGGTTAGTTAGTGAAATGTTTTTACCCTCTTCAAAAGATGTATCTGACTTAGGTCTATTAAGATGTGAGACACAAAGTAAACCGATGTTTAACTCTTGCACTAATGTTCTGAGGTTAGTGACAAAGTTGTCAATCATACGTCTTTCATCAGTTTGCAAATTAGTAGAAAGAGCAATATGGAGATGATCCAATATAATAAATTTGCATCCACATGATTGTGCAAAATATCGGATTCGTGATTGTAAATTATCGAGCTCAGTTGCACCAAAACTGTCGTAAAGATATACCCTCCCAGAGCCGACAGTCCGATTGTAAGGCTCAACAAGGTCATCAAAAACAACATTATTACACTCCAAGTGCAAAGGCCTTTCAACTTCAATACCGATAAGGCCGAGTGCAGTCCTTTTAATACTTTCTTCCAACATAATAAAGCCAACACTTTCTCCTCCTTTAATAAGACTGTGACCTATCTCCCTAACAAAAGATGATTTACCAATTCCTGATCCTGCACAAATTGTTACAAGCTCACCACATCTAAGTCCTTTTGTTTTTTCGTTAAGAGATTTGTAAGGATAGTCTGATGTATAAACTAATTCCTTTTTACTAATTACATCCCAAAGATCTCGACCATCTACTATGCCATCAGGTCTAAAAGTTTTAGCTTCCCATATTGAATTAAGCAGCTCCTTTACTTTACCTTTGACAAGCATGTCGTTAGGATCTTTTTCTGATATACGAGCAATCTTTGCTTTGCCTGGAGCTATAAGTTGAGCACATTCTTGTGCAGCATGTTGACCTGCTTCATCCATATCAAACAGAAAAACTACAGTTTCATAACTGTTAAGAAACTCTAGTGATTTGCGAATATCATTTTTAGCCGAGCTTGCACTTCTTACCGAGACAACAGAATACTTATGGTTAAAACATTGAGACAGCGATATACAATCTAGCTCACCCTCAACCACAGTAATCATCTTCCCACCTTGTCTCCAGAGCCATTCGCCATAGAGTAAACAAGAATCAGTGTCTCCTATAAATTTAAACTGTTTGTTTGGGTATCTAAGTTTTTGTGCAACAACTTTATTATTTAAATAGTAGTTGGCAATCTGAAAAGATTTACCATTTTCCTTACCTACTTTATAACCAAACTTATCACATGACTCAGCAGTAATATGTCTTTTGTTTAATGCTTTTATTTCACCATCATAGAATTTTTTATCTAATTCTTTTTCCATAAACTCCTCTCCTTGATAACCACATCCAGGTGTGAAACAAAAACTACCATCAGAATAAACTGCCAAGTTGTTTTTACTTCCACACTTTGGACATGGAGAATGATGTAAAAAATGTGAGTTAGACTTCAACATCGCTGGGAGGAGTAACATTTAGATCGACATTGTGATCTACCCATGCTTTTACATCAAATGATGGACACTCTTTTCTATCATCTAGATTGTAGTGCCCAACAATTTCTGCATCAGGATAGTCTTTAATAAGACTAAGAAGTAACATTTGTAATGCAGAAAACTGTTCGTCTGTGAAATTATCTTCAGCTTTTAAATCATCATCAACTCCACCAACAAGA